GTGGTAAAAATCACGCGAAAGGATGCCCACCAATGAGCCTGCAAATCGCGTCGCCCTTCCAGCAGTTCTTTGATCGGGATGGTTCGCCGCTCGACAACGGCTTCATTTACGTTGGCACGGTCAACCTGAACCCCGAGACAAATCCGCTGACCGTCTACTTTGACGACGCCATGACGATCCCGGCAGCGCAGCCTCTGCGGACTTCAAACGGCTACATCGTGCGCAATGGATCGCCGGCGCGGATCTACACCTCGCAAGAAGATTTCTCGCTGACGGTACGCAATAAAAACAACGTGCTGGTGTTTACGGTGGCGGATGCGACTTCGCTTTCGAACCTGCAAGCGCAGCTTGCCTCTTCATCTGGATCATCCTTGGTCGGATACAACCAAGGCGGCACAGGCGCTATCACCCGCACGGTGCAAGCGCGCCTGCGTGACTATGTGTCGGTTAAAGACTTCGGTGCTGTCGGTAATGGCGTGACGGACGACACGGTGGCTATCCAAGCCGCGATTAGTGCAGCAAACAGTGCAGGATTTAGTCTGTATTTCCCAGATGGCACATACATGGCTAACAGTCTCGACTTCACTGTTGGCTTTACAATGGCCCCAGGGGCCAAGCTGAAATTCAACGGATCTGCCAATGGTTATTTGGCAGACCTAACTGCGAATGACAAAAGGGTTGGATACGCATCCTTTGATGGCGCGACATCAAACTGCACTCTTTTCAAAATCAACGGAGACAGGAATTTTGTTGGTTCCGTATACGTTGCAAACTCAACTGCATCTGTGTCTGGCACGTCTTCCTTGTATGGAGTTGCCGTTTTTGGCGACTACAACAACATCGAAAGCATCTCTGCGTATAAGCTGGAAAACACCGGCTTCAGCAACGAGAGTTTCCCGCAGGCAGTCTTTGTTTCTGGCGCGGAAAACACAATCCAGAATGTCTATGGCGATGACTGCCAGTCTCTTGTGGTTACAGGATCCACGTCTGACAACACGTCAATCGGAAACATTGTCTCTCGGAACACCAACGACAACGGCGTCTACTGGCTTGGCGGTGACCTCTTGATCGACAGCCTAGACTATTATGGCTCCAACGAGCCTTTGGTCTGCAAAGGTGACTCACCTTCCAAGCTGAAGATCGGCTCTTTGAACAACTACGGAACAGGCATCATTGGCCTTGAAGACGCCACAGGTGATGTGGAGATAGACAACATCTTCATCAGCACTCTTTCTGGCTCAATTATCCGCACACGAGCAGGAAATACTGCAAGCGGTAGCGTCAAAATCCAGAAAATCACCGGGGCTTTCACCGGGTCTAGCCTGTGGGATCTCAGCACTGGGACGGTGGAGTATTTCTCTGTATCAGAGATGAATGTCACATTCAACTACGACGCCGCTGTGTCGGGCGCTATTACAAGCTGGGCGCGCTACGGCAGCTGCAAAGGCTTTAGTTTTGGATCGCTGAAGATAAACATTGTCGATGTGAACAATGTTCTTACAGGTTCGGATTTCTTCTCCTTCCTAGCTCCGACCACAAACTTGACCTACAGAAGTTTTGTGAACAGGATCGACATAAGTGTTTTGAACTCTGATGAAATTACGCCGAGTGCTGCTGCTGTCAGATGCAGTGGCCTTTTCGCCAGCAATCTTGTCCACGTTGAGAATGCCCGTGTGCAAGTAAACATCGGACCCCATTTAAGGGAGGTGTCAGACGCCACTGTGGCCAACGGTGTTGTCATTATCGGATCAGCGGCGCCAACCCTTGGAACGTGGCGGCGGGGCCAAGTGGTCTGGTATAGTGATGCCAGCGCGGGGGCCGCACCTGGAGCAGTATGCGTTACTGCCGGAACGCCTGGGACGTGGAAAGCAATGGCAAACCTTGCCGTCTAATTGAGTTGAGGGGATCGGGAAATGACCATAGGGCAGCAGGGCGGTATCTTCGGAAGAAACCCAACTTCCAAGGATGGTGTATGATGAACGGTAAGCCAGTGCAGACCGTGCGACCGATCTTCGGACCTGTCTTCCAGACAGTGTTCCACCCCGTAATCGTCAAATAAGGAGGCGATGATGCCTGCGACAACCAAGACGCTCTCAGCGCAAAACACCTTCACCGATGCGGTTCTCATCATCGGTGACTTCAACCTGTCCATCTCTGGAACCTTCGTTGCCACCGTGACAGTGCAGCGCTCGACCGATGGCACCACTTGGCGCGACGTTGACACCTGGACAGCGCCGACAGAAGAAGTCGGCTATGACCCGATGAAGAATTTCTACCGGGCCGGCATTAAGACGGGCGCCTACACGTCGGGATCTGCCACGATCACGCTGAACGGCTACGACAACTGGCCGCCGCGCTACTAAGATGGCGAAGTCCCCGGCATGGACCAGGAAAGAGGGCAAGAGTGCCAAGGGCGGATTGAACGCCAAGGGGCGCGCCTCTGCGAAGGCCGAGGGCATGAACCTCAAGGCCCCGGTGAAGTCTGGCGACAATCCTCGCCGGGCTTCATTCCTGGCGCGCATGGGCAACATGCCTGGGCCTGAGTATAAAGACGGTGAACCGACGCGCCTGCTGCTTTCTCTGAAGGCATGGGGCGCGTCCAGCAAGGCAGATGCCAAGAAAAAGGCTGCGGCCATTTCGAAGCGGAACAAGGTGAAGTGAAATGACCCCTATTATCACTTGGAAGATTTCCCAACTCGACCGCAATGCCGCTGACGGGGGAGTGACGACCGCCCATTGGCGCGTCGAAGCCGTCGATGGGGACCACAGCGCTTCTGCTTATGGCACCGCAGGCTTCACCCCTGACGCCACCGCAGCGGGCTTCAAGCCCTACGACACCCTGACCGAAGCCGACGTGCTGGGATGGGTCTGGGGTTCTGTGGACAAGGACGCCGCAGAGGCCAGCCTGTTGCAGCAGATCGAAGCCCAGAAGGCACCTGTCACCCTGACCGGGACGCCGTGGTAAGACAAGATTGGAAGCTGGTGGAGTGGGCTATGGACGTTCTCGAATCTATCATGAAGTGGATCGTGGCCCCGGTGGCTGCCTTTGTCTGGCTACTGCACGTCAAGCAGCAAAGCCACAGCACCGAGATCGAGGTTCTGAAGGCGCAGGCATCTGCAAACACAAAGGCGCATGACCTTGAGATGAAGAACCTGCAAATCCTGATCCAGAAGGTTTTCGACAAGCTGGACAAGATCGAGGAGAGCCTACGCAAATGAAAATCAACCGAGCAACCGTCGATCTGGTCAAAGAGTTCGAGGGCTTCAGCGCGAAAGCCTACAAATGCCCGGCTGGCATCTGGACGATTGGCTATGGCACCACTGCCAGCGCAGGCGTCGGCATCACCCCGAAAGAAGGCATGACGATCACGCGGAGCGATGCAGAAGCCTATCTGCACGGGGCCTTAGAAAAGTTTGCCAGCCAGATTGAAGATGCCATCACAGCCCCGATCAATGAAAACGAGTTCGGGGCTTTTGTGTCTCTGGCTTACAACATCGGGCCGGGTGCGTTTCGCAAATCATCCGCCCTGCGCCTGTTCAATGAAGGCGACAAGGCAAAGGCGGCCAGCGCGCTCCTGCTCTGGAACAAGGCCGGCGGCAAAGTTCTGAAAGGCCTGACCCGCCGCCGTGAGGCCGAGCGCAAGCTGTTCCTGACGCCCGTTGGCGGTGAGTTTGATGGCCGCACCAACGTGGCTCAATCAACCACTGTACGGGCCTCCGCCGTACAAATCGCATCCGGCGCTGGCGCTGGCATTGCGGCTCTCGGCGCTCTTGACGGCACCGCGCAGATCGTCGCGCTGGCCTTTGCCGGCGTTGTTGTCTTGGCGGCTCTCTGGATCATGCGTGAGCGCATCAAGAAGTGGTCGGAGGGCGTCAGGTGATCTTCGCTCGACTGAAGCTGTGGGCGATGGGGCTTGGCCTCGTCGTGGCCGCGCTGGCAGCAAGCTGGTTTGGCGGCAGAAAGTCGGCTCAGGCTGACGCCAAGCAAGAGGAGCTTGAAGGCTATGTCGAAACGCGAGAGCGCATGGATGAGATTGGCCGCATGTCTGATGCTGACGCTGCCCGTGACTGGCTGCGTGAGCGCGGTAAGCACTGATGCGATCTGCGCCGGGACCGAAACGGCGCGGACGGATCATGCGGCGGCACTGGCGCACGATGGTGGGCCTCTATCGGTTATCACGGGCGCGCATCTGATCCGCTTGGTTGACGCGGGCTGCGGCTATGACACCTAGACAGCAGGAAGCCGTCGAGGCGTTTAAGCGCACGGGCAACGTGGCCGAGGCTGCGCGTGAGATTGGCATAAATCGGCGCGACATGCAGAGGATGTTAAACCGCGCCGGGTTCACGTCGGATGTCCGGGAAGATTACCGGGTAGACCCAGCCATCGCTGACAGCATGGCAGCGGTCGGGACCAGCATGACCCCGTCGCTGGCATGGGTGAAGGTTCCGGCTAAAGACGATCAGCCGGGTTACTCCGTGATGCTGCGACCCGATGGCGAGCCGCCGGAGGCTGTCGCCGAGCGCATAAGAGAGGCGCTGGAGGGCATGGTGCCTGCCCAGCCTGTGGTGGCCCCTGAAACCGTCATGGCCGACCTGTGCGCCGTCTATCCGCTCATGGACGCCCACGTCGGGATGCTCGCTTGGGGACGCGAGACGGGCGCGCAGGATTACGACCTCGGCCACGCGGCAAAGGACATGCGGCACGCCTTCGCCAAGGTGCTGGCGCTGACGCCTGCCGCCGAGCAGGCCGTCCTGCTGATCGGTGGCGATTACTTCCACAGCGACGACACCAGATCCGAGACGCCTGCCAACCGCCACAAGCTGGACGTAGACGGGCGGTTCTGGAAGGTGCTGGACGTTGGCATCGGCATCATTGCGGAAACAGTCCACCAGCTTCTGCAAAAGCATTCGCGCGTGCTGGTGCGTGTGCTGCGCGGCAACCATGACGTTCACTCCAGCATGACGCTAAACTTCGCGCTGGCCGAGCGGTATCGCAATGAGCCTCGGATCATGGTCGAGAAAGAGCCACGCGACCTGTTCATGATGCAGTGGGGCAAGTGCGCCATCTTTGCCCACCACGGCGACAAGGGTAAGCCCGCGCAGATGGCGTTGTATCTATCTGATGTATGTACGTTCTGGTCGCAGACGCGCCACCGCCATTACCTGACAGGCCACGTCCATCACGATCAGGCGAAAGATCTCGGGCCGCTGCGGTTTGAAAGCCTGCGCGCCTTCTGCCCGCCTGATGCCTACGCCGCCGGCATGGGCTATGGCGCGAGGCGTGCTTTGCAGTCGATAACCTTCCACAAGCAGGACGGTCTGGTGCTACGCGCGCTAGATCCGATTGATCGAGATGAAAGATAAGCTGCCAATCGCATCATGGCGCGTCACCCGCGATGGCCTGATGGTGTCGGTCGGCCAGTATCATGCCGTGATACCATTCGCCCAATTCGGCGGCCTTGTGCTGGCTCTGGTCAGGAGAATGAAAGATCGCGAGGGGCGCGCTGGTGAAAATGAGCCGTAGCGCAGTCTGATTTTCGACCAACACAAAGCAACCCGTGACGGTTTCTTGTTTGTGTGCGCCCCTCGCAATTCGTTTTAGCGGCTCAGTTTATAGCCTGCAACCGTTTTTCGTTCTGAAGCCGCCGCAAGGTGCGCTCGACCGCCGCTGGGCTGGCTGACAGTTTAACCTTGGGCTTCGTCTCGCCGTCAGCGATGTCGAGCCACACTTTGCTCTTTGGGCTGACGCGTTGCGGGGAGAACGGGTGCATCGGCAGCACGATGCCGAAACGCTCACAGGCGGCTGCGATGCTAGAGCGGTGCATTCCGTAGTGTTCCGCTGTGAGGGTTAGGTGCCAGCCGCGATCTTTGGCGGCTTGGATCATGTCGCGTGTAATCAGTCGTCTCGGCGGTGCCATTCGGCTTGGTCCTTTATTCTGTTGATGGTTTCTAGATTTTGCCTAAGAACCGTGTCGATCCGTGTAGCCATGTTGCATAGACGCCGCCGCTCTGGCCTCTTTCGCGTCATCAATAGATGAAAACAGCCCGAGATATTTTGACCGACCGTTGACGTAGATCGTTGCCACCCACTTCTTAAACCTCTTCTCCCAATGCACCCCACAAACACCGCTGGTGTTGTCGGAGCGCATTGCTGTATTTTTTCTGTTCTGCTGAGGAGTGGCTGAACGCAGGTTTTTGATCCTGTTATCAACGGGGACTCCGTTGATGTGATCTATTTCCATCGAAGGCCATTCGCCGTAGAACATCGCAAAAGCCACCCTGTGGGCCAGCAATGTCTTGCTGTTTACACTGCCGTGGAGATACCCTCTTTTATTGATCGCGGAAAGCGCTTCCTTGTCCGCGTATCTTGTTCGCCAATGTTTTGGCATCTCGTTGCAGTCTCGCCAAAACAGCCTTCCCGTCTCCGGCTCATACCGAAGACGCTTGTGCAAATACTCAATGGACGGTAGATTCTTGTCAGTCATCGACTGCCCTCCAGTGGCGTCGGTTGATAGGGGCGAGATCGACGCGCCAACGTCTCTCGCCCCGTCACTTTACCCTATAGCCTCCGAGAAGGTCAAGCCTTTCAGCTTCTGCCTTGATCCGGTTGATCTCAGGCAGGTGCTTTTCGGCCATGAAAACGACAAGGTCTCTCTCTTCTTCCGTCACCCAAAGGCCCGGAAGTTTCACATACCCTGCCAGCCTCAAGGCCCTCGCTCCGGGGCTGTTGCTGACTTCACGGGGCATGGTATTCGCACAGCTCCTTAGCTCCAACATGGCAGGCCAGCTCATGGGCGTGG